TGAATTAATTTAAAATAAGTAAATATATATTTAAATTAATTTTATAAGAAATACAAGATGAATGTGATGTTTAAACAGGATCTATTCACTAATACCTTTCATAAAGAAAGTAATATAAGACAAGAATTAAATGAAATTTTTAATTTTAATAAGAATGAAAACGATAATGAAAACGATAATAAAAACGATAATAAAAACGATAATGAAAAAGATAACGAATCACAATATTATAAATATAAAGAACGTGTTATTATTAAAAGTAAATTATAAAAATAATTTTATAAAAATAATTTACAATTCAATGTTTAATAAGTCATCTTTTTTATGTATGGTTTTATTTGATTTGTCTGTTTTAGGTTTATTTTTGATAGTTTTTCTCTTCTTTAATTTTTTATTATTTTCACCAGGTATATATTTTAAAAACCATTCTTCGTATTCTTTACTATTTTTTTTATTTTTTAATTCTTCATACTTTTCAGCTTTTTCAATCTTAATATCTTCTAATGTATGTTGTTTTCCATAGCAATTTAATGTGAATCTTTTTAATATACCCTTTTGTTCTAATCTATTATGCATAATAACATTAAATAATGCATCTGCCATACATAATAGTCTTGTATCATCATAATATTTTCTATCTGTATAAATAAAAGCTAAGTAAAAACTCAAAATTGTATCAATCGATGCTATATTTATTTTTTGATCATTATGATGAATAACATTATAACTATGACATGCAATTGGTTCATAAATAAAGCAACAAGTTTCATCATCAATTGTTAATTCATAATGTTTTGCAACAATTTCTCCAACTTCTTTATGTTTAATAATTTTAACATTTTTAATATTTTCATCCATTAATCTTTCTTTAATAATGGTAATACTTTTTAAAGGATCATAACTTAATAAATCAAAATCAGGTATTTTTTGTATTTTTTCTCGTAAATTTTTAGGCATATATTTTGAATATAAAATATTTGCATAACCACCAAAAAATACAAGACCTAAATCAACAGCAGTTTCTTGAATAATATCAAAAACAACTTTTGAATCATATTTTTTCAATTCCCATTTTCTTTGATAATCAATTTTTGCGCATTTTATATTCGTTAATGGATAATTATCATTTAATAATATAAGTCTTTTTAGAACTTTTTCCCATCTTGAAACATCACCAGCTGGACGTGATAATTCTAAATACATACTCATTCTTAAAAAATTAGGAGGACAATAATATATTCCGTATTTTTTAATAGCTGTTTTTTTTATATTTTTAAATAATTCAGATACTAATTGTGTAATATCAGCAACAGGAATATAATTAACAAAAACCTTATATGTTCCATAATGAGATCCGGCTTTAGCTTCAACCATCTCAAAACCTTTATTATAATAAATATCTGCTAATTCTTTTGCATCTTGTAATGCATTATTACTAAAAAAATCATAATCTGGTATTTCAATATTTTTATCATAAAATTGGTCTTTAACAGGTAAAATATTATTTATGGCTGTTCCACCATAACATATTAATTTTTTTTTTCTTAAAAAAGATTCTACAATAGATATAATTTCTTGTATTTGCGGATTTGCAATTTTTTTAGCACCTTCAATTTTTTCAGCTTTATCTACTGCATTTCTTAATATAGCTAATTCACAATCACTAAATTTCATATGTTTTTTACATACATTCATTTATTATATATACTTTTTAGAAAAATATTATATCATAATTTAAATATTAAATTTATAATAATCAGTTGAAACCGTTCTTTCAGCATAAGATAATGCAGGATTTTGTGGTTTAGGTGCTTTAATTGTAACAGGTATATATCTAAGTTCAGCTGGTTTTAAAACAAATCCATAATTATTAGAATTAAACACATTATTGTAAAATTTTAATTGAGAGTCATCATTTTGGTTACACATTCCAATAAATTGGACACCATATTTCATATGTGTTGCTGCATTTACATTGGTATTTTTTGTGCTTAAATCAGGCATACTTAATGTCATATTTTTTTTATTAAACTCAATTAATTCATTAAATTGATGTGTATATATAATATCATAATTTCTTGATGCTCTCATAAAAATTGAATTACTGGCAAGATTTACAAGTTTATTTAATTTAGTTTCTTCAAATAATGGATTGGAACGATCAACTATAATAATAACCTTACCATAAAATGTTGATAAAGGTAAATCTCCTAAATTATTTCCATTATTTTCATTTCCATAATTGTCACCTAATAATTTGTTTTTTAATGTATTATTTAATGAGTTAAAAATATTATCATATATTTTTTTATTAGATGATTTAATACGAAGATGTAAAATTAATGGATCATTTGAGTTTGGACAAGTTCCACTAGCAAAAGCGGTATTATTAATTACTTGCATTGCTCTATCAAATTTTAAATAATTATAACTTCCTTTTGTGTAAAAATCATTAGATGGTGATACAGCAATAACAGGATTATCATTAATATTATAAATTTCAAAATCTAAACATCTAAAACCTTGTTCAATACATTTTTTTAATGCACATTCATTTACATAATCATTTTGAAACTCTCCACTTGCACAACAATTATAGGCTGTTTTAATATAAAAATCGCGCAATTTATATTTTTCATTTTCGTTATCGGATGATGCATTTTTTAACGTTGGAAAATCAGGATATAATTTATTTAAATTACTACAATTTCTTTTATCTAATGTGACTTTTGTAAATATATAAAATACTAATAATAATAATATTAATATAATTATAGCATAAATACCATACGTAATATATTTTGTATTTTTGGTTAAAACTTCAATATTAATCATACTTATATTATAATTTTATTTTTTTATTCAAAAATATATAAAAATAATATACAAATATATAAACTATGGCAGGAGGATTATTAAATTTAATAGCTATTGGTAATCAAAATGTTTATTTAACTGGTGACCCTGATAAATCATTTTTTAAAACAACATATTCTAAATATACTAACTTTGGATTACAAAAGTTTCGTATTGATTATGAAGGACAAAGAGTGCTTCGTCTAAATGAAGATAGTAAATTCACTTTTAGAATACCAAGATATGGTGATTTATTAATGGATACATATTTAGTTGTAAATATACCTACTATTTGGTCTCCTATTTATCCACCACAAGATTGCAGTTCTTCGTGGATTCCATATGAATTTAAATGGATAGAAAATTTGGGAGCACAAATGATTAAAGAAGTTGAAATAAATGTTGGTGGCGAAATCTTGCAAAAATTTAGTGGTCAGTATCTATTAAATAAGGTAAATAGAGATTTTAATGAAGAACAGAAGAATAAATTTAATAAAATGAGTGGAAATACAAAATATTATAATGATCCAGGTAATTATGGTTCTCGTGTTAATACTTATCCAAATGCATATTATTTGTCAAATTCAGCTGGTGCAGAACCATCAATTAGAGGTGGAAATATTTATATTCCATTATCAACATGGTTTTCAATGAGTTCATATTTAGCTTTTCCTCTTGTTTCATTACAATATAATGAACTACATATTACAATAACACTTCGTCCTGTTAGAGAGTTATTTCAAATTAGAGATGTTTTAGATCAAGATAATAATTATCCATATATACAACCTAATTTTAATGTATCAGAACATCAATTGTATCGCTTTTTACAAACACCACCTAACAAAGAACTTGTATATGCAGACAAACGCACTAACTGGAATGCTGATGTTCATTTAATGAGCACTTATGGGTTTTTAAGTGAAGAAGAAGTAAGATATTTTGCTAATAATAAACAATCATATTTAATTAAAGAAATATATGAGTATGATTATAAAAATGTAACAGGAACTAAAAAGATTGAATTGAAATCACTTGGTATGGTTTCAAATTGGATGATAATTTTTCAAAGAGACGATGTGTATTTAAGAAATGAATGGTCGAATTATACAAATTGGCCATATAATTACTTACCTGCTGATATTTATCCTCCTATAATACAAAATGGTATTCCTTTAGATTTTCCAAATCCTTGTGCTACAACAAGTGGAACGAATCCTTTTTTAAATCCATCTATTAATCCTGATTTAACTTCTTCTGGATTATTTATAACAGGCGTTTTTAGTGTTGAAAATCAAAAAGATATTTTATTAAATATGGGAATTTTATTAAATGGCGAATATAGAGAAAATATTTTAGATAATGGAATATACAAATATATAGAGAATTATCAAAATACTAGTGGCAATGCAATTGATGGTGTATATTTTTATAATTTTGGATTAAATACAGATTATTATTCTAGCTTACAACCAGATGGTGCTATTAATATGAGTAAATTTACAAATATTGAACTTGAATTTACCACATATCAACCACCATTAGATCCATCTGCACAATTTTATACTATTTGTGATCCTTCATCAGGATTACCGATTGGTGTTAATAAAACTAATTGGAATATTTATGATTATAATTATAATTTAACTGTATTTGAAGAACGTTATAATATTGTTACATTTATGTCTGGAAACTGTGGATTAAATTATGCTAGATAATAATATACATAATGATAATAATAATAATAATAATAATAATAATATTAAGTAATTATTATTATTTTAACAATGTTCTCCAACAAATTCAATAAATTGTTCTCTTTGAACACTATCTAATGTATAAGGTGTATTTGCCATTGCAATTGCTAATCTAAAAAAACATTCATCGAATTGATGTATTTCATGTAAATAATTACTATCACAAAGTTTTAATTGACTACATAATACATCTGGTGTTTCTTTGTCTTCTATAAATGAAATAATCTCTGGAATTTTTGGTTCTATTACATCTTTACATAAAGATCCATATTTGCCTGGTAATGTAGTGCATAATTTATCAATAGCATTTTCAATTCGTGTTTCTGTTTCATTTTGCACTAAGTAATCTTCAACTAAACCTCCTACCCAAACACATAATCCACATTCTATATCTTCAGAT